TGCAGCCGAAGTAATATCTGTACCTGCATTAAGTCCAAGGCAAATATTTTCTGTTGCCGAAGTTGCATCTTGAAAACTATTTCTTACTATTGCGATGTTCCAGTATCCATTTTGTAGTGCTAATCCACAAAATCTTCCAGCTAAAAAATTATCAAATCCCGAAGTCAAATTTCCACCAACAAAATAACCTATACCAATATTTGCTTCCCCTGTAACAGACCCAGAGTTACCGTAAAATGCGTTGTATCCAATCGCGGTATTAAAATCACCTGTTGTGATTGATGTACCCGCATTAAATCCATATAAAGTGTTCTTTTGAGCATTTGTCCCGTCAAAAGAATCACCCGCATTAGTACCAGCTACAGTGTTACCTTGAGCGTCAGAACTAAGACCACTACTACCTCCTCCAGATATTTCTGCTACCGTTCCATCGTCTTTCTTAGTAAATAATTTACCGGTATCAGTTCTTACCGCTATTTCTCCAGTTACTAAATCACTAGCACTAGGATCACTACCAGAACCACGCTTAAGTCTAATTTCGTTAGCCATTGGTTTTACCTCCTAATAATTAGTTTTTAGTAAGATCCTCCATCTATATTGAATCCTGATACACTTTCGTTCTCTAAAAAGGTTACTAAGTCTGCAAGTCCTACTTGCTTCATCGTACCGTTATCATTCATAACTAATCTATCTGCTACAGCTAAAGTCGTTGACGTAGCTGAAGTACCACCATCCATGACATTCAATTCCGAGGTGGTCGTTTTCAAGCCATCCAAGATCGAAATTTCTGTTGAAGTTAGCGCAGCTAGTGCAGAAGAAGCACCTGACTGCATACCTGATAAATTATCTAAATCAGCGTCATAGGCTTGAACATTCGTTCCGATAGCAAGTCCTAAAGCTGTCCTTGCTGCTGATGTTGTGGTTGCACCTGTACCACCATCGCCAATAGCAAGTGTTCCTGTTATAGAACTAGCAGCAAGATCAACACCAATTTCAGTAGATTCAATAACAAGTCCACCATTAGCTTTTAAATCAACAGAAAGTGTATTACCAGATTTATCTAGTCCATCCCCTGCTGTAATTTGACCAGCACCAGAAAATTGTGCAAAAGTAAGATTATTTGTCCCGACAATAGCTGATCCCTTGTTACTCGTACAAACAAAACCGTTGTCAGCATTAACAGTTCCCTGTTCTACAAAGGTAAACATACCAGCAGCATCAGAGCCAGCAGCTAGATCACTAGCTCTAGCTGGAGAAGACCCAACTATATAAATACCGTTTTGACTCGCTGTTGATTGATCTTTAACAAGAACACGATCATTAGTTGCAAGAGTAACACCATCCAGCGTGTCTCCATTATTTAATGCAGTAGATATTGTTATGTTTCCTGTTGTTGCTGCTTTACAGCTATCTTTTACATCAAGTCCTTGTGATGTAGCCTCAACAAATCCCTTAGTCGCTGCATCTTGAGTATTTACCGGGTCAGCTAAGTTTGTGATTGTTTGGTTATTTAATGAGACTGAACCTGTTGGTGCAGCTAATTCATTCAATAAATTTGTCTGAACTGCTGCATTGAAATTTGAGATTTTAACCGCAGTTAGCGTAGGTACGTCATCGGCTACCATCGCTCTAAATGTTGCAGCACCATTACTACCATTTGGTGCAGCTAAGAATGTATTCTGTGTTCTACTCGTAAATAAATCAGCAAAACTTCCAGAACCACCAATAGCTTCAATAGTCGTAGCAGATCCTCCAGCACCGCCGGTTCCTATACCAACAAATAATTTTTTACTGCCTTCGGCAAATGCTAATTCAGCATTTTCTAAAGTACTTGGTGCTGATGACCCTGTGGATCTTTTAATTCTGATTGTGTTAGCCATCTCAGAAATTTCCTCCGTCTACGAGTGTTAGTTTGGTGGTAGTTGCATCTGCTTTAAATGTAGCAGAAGTTTGATCGTAATAAATCACTGATCCATCAATTTTGTTAGTATCTTCTAAATCAAAACTCGCTCCTTGTGGGCCTTGAGTTGCGATAGTAACAACTGTTGCATCCCCTTCATTAACAGTAACAGTATTTTTAGTAGTTGTTATGTTAACTGAGGTCATGGTGATGTATATCCTTCTGACATAGTTATAACACCTTCAAGGTAGTACTCTCGCAATCCTGAGGGATTTTCTAGTAAAACATCATATGCTAATTTACTTGGAAGAAAAGTAGCTGTTTGTGCATCCGTTAATGCAATGTCAATTTTACCGTTAGGTCTATCAGTATAAGTAATAGCAAAATCACCATATTTTACAGTTCTTCCAGTATCCCAACATTGAGCATAAACTGTATAACCATTTAAGTTGATAGCGGTATTAGTAGAATCTTTAAAAACAAGTTGAACAGAATAATCTGCTCTTCTCTGCATTGTAAAATTGTATGTACCCGGTGTAATTGCCATAATTTAGGTTTTAATTATATATATCATTGCTACGTTCTTAGGTCTTGACTCAGTAGTGCCACTTGTATTTAAACTTAAAGCTAATGTTGACGTAATACTTGAAGCAAAATTACCAGAATTTACAACTGCATTATTTGCAGCAACTAAACCGCTTGTATTGTTTGCATAACCTACGTTATAACTTTGTCCACTTCCTAGCGTTATATTTACCGCACCGTTATTATCGTTCAACGCAAGTCTTCTTATCTGATGGCCATGATCTCCACCAGTATTTGTAATAGTTGAACTTGCAACTGTATGAGTATGAGATTTATTATCATCAGTTTGAACTGAACCTCTTGTTCTTCCGCTATCAACGCTTGCACCATGATCCCAACCTCTAATGAATTGACCTCTTAAATCTGGTAAGAAAAAATTACCGCTTGATGGCGTTTGACCATTATTATATGTACTACCTAATAAGGCTGATAATGTTGAATAAGTAGTAGAAGATTTTTGACTTCCATCGCACTCTAAATAACCACCCGGTATATTTGTCTCAGCTCCAGCAAAAGGAAAGATTGTACCTGTTGGCACACCTTGTACCGCTTGAAACGATAAAACTCCACTTCCATTTGTAGTAAGCACTTCGTCAGCATTACCGTCAGAATCTGGCAAAGTTAATGCTACATCAGATGTTAAAGCTGGAGCCTGTAAACTTACGACATTAGAATTACCGCTATCTCTAAATTCTATTTTTTTGCCATCTTTTATTTCAATACCTGTTGTTTCTACATGAGCAATATCCTCTCCACCACAAGACAAACCTATTGTGTCTGATGCTGGTTTATACAAACCTGTATTTGCATCATTTATTTGTATAGAGGGAGATGCTTTTGTACCAGCAGATGATTGTATATTACCTGTAAAAGTACCACCAGCTTTAGGGATCATACCTAAATTTGTTTCAATATTACCTAAAGTTATAAAAGCAGCATTATCTGTATTACCTCTAATTTTTAAAGTGTCAGGAGTGGTTGATTCGTCAACAAAAAATTGATGCGCTCTTCCAGCAGCAGGTGCTGTACCTCCAGCATTATTAGTTTGTAATGCTTCTAAATTTTCATTTATATCTGCTAAGACATTAGCCCCTGTATCATTTGGGATAGGGAAATTATTGGTATCTACTTGACTCATTAAATTGCCTTCCCAAATCCTATAGCTGTGAAAGTAAAAGCTTTTGCAATACGACTATTACTACTATCATATATCGAAATGTTAAAACTGCTAGAGCTACTTGAAGTTATTTTATAATATTCACCAGTGCTTCCAGCACTAAAAGTTACTCCAATAATAGGAGTATTTACAAAATTATTTGCAAAATTTACTTGCAAATCTGCATTGGTTAAAGTTGTTCCACTTCCATTAATAGTTCTTCTTGTCATCTGAGATATAATTTTTAGGCCATACACTGCTAATTGAGCAGTATTGTCATTTGTAGTTAGTTCAGCTTTAAATTCATACGCCCTTGCTTTAAATTCTGCATTATTAAATGGCCTCCATGTTGAATAACTACAAGAAGGACTATTTTCATCAGAGACAAAGCTTGGATCACTAGGATTTTGCTGTGTTGTTCTTACATATAGCTGAACATTATTATTTTCGGGAGTGTCACCAGTGAAAGAAGGTATAGCAGCAAAACCTGTAGTGTTTACTGCTGCAAGAGGGTCAAAATCTAATCCTAGTGTGTTCATCGTTGGAGCAGTCGGGAAAAAAGATCTTGATTTTATTTCTGATTTTAGTTTTACACTAAATACTGCTGTCAAATCTATAGGATTATTGGCAAAATAATATGTACCTGATGTATGTAATACACTTCCGTTTGATTTTAAAACAAGTTCACCATTAACAACTTCTAAATTAGAAGTATTAGGATTGGGTAGACCAGAATAAGTATTATTTTCTATCTGCGTATTTACATCTAAAAGATCTTCTAAGTCAGGCTCATCAAATTCTACTAATGCTGCCGATACACTTTGCCTTCCACCAGAGTCAATAAATTTAGCAGAATATGTGCCTTCTTTAAGGTCAACATAAGCTTCTTTTGCAGTACCAGTAACGTCTTCATGTATTGAGTTACTGTTTTCCCAACTTACACCTGATAACAATGGAGAATGTCTTAGTCTGACTAAACCGCCAACAACCACATCAAGTTCTGTGCTTTGTGTCCACTGCAAACGTGCTAAACCATTTGTAGGAATCATTGTAAGATTTTGCACAGCGCCCGGAGCAGCAGTTTTTCCGGCTAAATTCACATCATGTATTGCAATACCACTTGACTTTCCTAAATAATTGAGTGCTTGTACTTGAACTTGCAACTTCCCTGCTCTTAAAGCACCAAAATTACCACCCTGACGTAAAGTAACTGAAGTAGCAACTGTTGACATAGTTGCCCAGTTATCATTATCAACCCTATATGTAACTAAAAACTCAGTTACTCTTTGCTTGTCATGTTGCCATGAAATATCGCATCCCACAAATACACCTTGACCATCTGAATACAAAAATTCTTTATCTGAAAAATTAGTTGGTTTTGTTGGTGCAGTTGTTAAATCAGTTACTGGTCTTACTGTTATAGGTTCTCCTAAATCAACAGCATTGTATAAACTATTGTTATATTTTAAGGCTACAACCTGATAAGTAACACCATCATCTTTTACATCTAATATTCTATATTGTTCTGCGGGTACACTATTATTTTCTAATAAATAAACGGTTTGTGCTTGTGGTACTTCGCTAAAACTTTCGCCAGAAGCTAAGTTTATAATTCGATTTGTATAATCAATAGTACTAACTATTTTCTTTTCTAAAAGACCAGTAGATAAGATTATTGATATTGTGAAATTACTACCAGATTGATTAATATCACTGCTATTATCAATTTTAACTGCTGTAGCTGTACTTCCACTTGATATAAGTCCTGTATGTCTATACCCTGTTTTTGCCTTATCTGCAATATCGACAACCATCCCCGGCATTAACAGTATTCCACTATTTATTGCAACAGCAAAAGATACAGTTTCTGTTGAAAATTGTTCAGTTTTTAAAGTCCATAAACCTAATCTATGAGCTTGACCTTGAGAATAAGTTCCAATACTTTTAATTTGTTTATTAATAATTCCATATTTACTAACAGCATCAACGTCTTCGACATATTCAAAATCTACTTCTCCAAGTTTCTGATAATCTTGATAAGCGATTGTCACTGTCGTGTGCCTTGATTGCTGCGAAGTGCCAGTATATTCAAAAAAACCATCTACAACATTAGCATTTCCAATTAAATACCTACTCGTTTCTGGTTTATCTTGATAGACGCTAAATATACCAGCCCCATAAAAACTTTGACCTCTAAAAATACTAGTAAATTCTTTCACAGCAGTAAAAATTTGCTTTCTTGTGTTAATTAAAATATTTACCAACATTCTTGGTTCTTGACCACTACCACCTTTTAAATCTGGTACTAATTCATTGCAATATTGTGATATTGAATAAAACTCAAATTTTTGTAGATTAGTTGCTGAAATTGAACATCCATATCTTGTGTTTGTTAATAAGTTGTAAAAACACCAAGCTGGATCTGCACACCAAGTAGCAGCCCCAAACGTACCATCCCACACACCAGTATATGTAACTCTGCCTATATAACCAACTCCATCTGTTATAGTTTCAGTCGCTCCTGTAGCGACTACATATCTTTGATTTGTTGAAATATCTACTTTTGCATTATTTGGTAGCTGTACTTTAATCCCTCTAATTAAATACTTTCTTTTTGGAATACTAGAAAATTGTCTTGAATCAAAACGTAAAAATGCTAATGCACTGTTAGGATAACGCAATTTTGAATCTATTATTTCAGTCGCACCAGATACAAATGTTTTACTAAAAAACTTTTCAGTACCGCCAGTAGGATCGTCAGGACTAATTCTCACAACTCTTATCCGAGCCTCACTACTGAAGCTAGAAAGATTAAACACATAATCTTTTTTGTATTGAGTAGAAGTTTTACCTTTTATTTCAGTCCAATATCCGTTGTTTTCATCAAGATTAGAATTTTGTGCAAATACAGAATTGTTATAACCAGCACTGTCATAATTAACTTGTATATTAATTTTTACTGCGTAACCAACAATATCTCCATCGTCCTCAACTCTACGCAAAGAAGGGATCATCATTGTTACTCTAACTCTATTTACATTTGTATTAGTAACTGTAAAAACAAATCCATTATTTTCATTAGATGTATACGGACTATTCCCTGCTGTTATTTCTACATTATTAATATCAGTTCGTTCAATCCCCGGTTGGCTTGTAGGGATATAGT